TAATAATAAATGGAAGCTATTGTGTCGACTAACACTTTATTTTAAATATAATATTTATTAATATATGGCAATATTTTACACAGATACAGCAAGTTTTAATTCATTAACAGTGACAGGTAGTACTGTAATGTCTGCATCTGCTAATAATTCTGCTTTAAATCTTATAGGTAGTGGTTCAACTATATTTAGTGTATCTGGTAGTAGTGGTAGTATATTTACAGTTACGGATACCACACCATCTGATGCGACTTTATTTTCTGTAGCTACTGGAAGTATTAACATATTTTCAGTTGATCAATCTAAAAATATAAGTCTATCTGGCTCAGTTACTATAACTGGTTCTTTATTATTAAATACTAATAGTGTTGTAACTAGTAACCAAACATCGTCATTCGTACTAAATAGCCAAACTAGTTCAATGACGGTTGCTACAGCATCTTTTGCATTAACTGCCGGAGGTGGTGGTATATCACAAGGTAAAGTAGTAGCAATAGTATCAGGGTATTCAAACATATTTTAAATATATTTATATATAAAACATATAAACAATGGCATCTAATACATCACCAATTTATTCAGGCGTAGGTCAAATAGGATTTACAACAGTTTTAACAGCAGCTAACGCATCATATGACGCTACAGCGGCAAATGGAGCTACTGTATTTTTAGCAAGTATATCGGGTAGTTTTATTCAAAGAGTTAGATTTAAAGCATCTGGTTCTACAACAGCAACTGTAGCTCGTGTGTTTCTTAATAACGCTAGTGGAGTAACGGGTAGCGCAGCTAATAACGTACTGTTTGATGAAATTACATTACCAATAACAAGTACAACTCAAACAGCTGCAACTGCTGTATATGAATTACCAATGAATATAGCTTTACCATCAGGTAGTGCTGTAGTGGTAACATTAGGTACAGCTCAAGCAGCAGGTGGTGGTTGGTATGCAAGTGCAATAGGTGGTTCTTATATTCCTCAATAATAAAATTATAACAATATGAGATATATGCTGATACAGGATGACGAAAATCCTGAAATACAAATGTATTATGTAATGGAAGATAACGTTAATCAACTAATAAAAGTAGTTGATTTAAATTGTAATGAATGCGGAGCGCCAGCAGCACATTCTATTATTGACAGTAACCCTCCATTACCACCATGCGCTGATCCTCAATCTTAAACTAGTTTATGTTAGATCTCTTTCACATACCATCTAATACAGATAGTACTAAAATCTTTTATGCTACTGGAGGTATAAATGATTGGCAAACGTGGGAAAAACCACGTAATGCTAAGTTTATACAAATATTTTGTTTAGGTGGTGGTGCGAGTGGAGGTAGTGGAGTAAGAGGAACAAATGGATCAACTAGAGCAGGAGCAGGTGGTGGCGGATCAGGAGGTATAGCAAAAGCACTATACCCTGCATTTTTACTCCCTGACACTTTATATGTTCAAGTAGGGGCAGGAGGAGCATTTCTCCAAGGTACAGCGACGGGAACTACAGGTAACGCTGGTGGGATAAGCTATGTATCAATAGCACCTACTACAACAGGAGTATCCGTACTAGCACAATCATCAACCGCAGCAGCATTAGGAGGAGCATCTATAGCAGCTTCAACAACAAACGCTGGAGGAGCAGCAGCGACAATTTGGACAACAGGATCAGCTCCTTTTACATCGTTAGGTGTTTTAAATTTAGTAGCAGGTGTAGCTGGAGGTATATCAACAAATGCAAGTACAACTGCTATAGTAAATGTACAAGCATTAGGTTCAAATATAATAACGGGAGGAGGAGGTGGTGGTGGAAATAACCAAATAACAGCAGGTAGTTATTCTGCAACAGCAGGAGCAAGTATACTAAGTGCAAGCGCTGTTTTAGTATCAACTGTAAATGGTGGATTAACAGGTTCATTAATTGGAGTAGGAAACCCTGGTGGTAGTGGATATGGTAGTTTAACAACACTATGTGGAACAGGAGGAGCAGGAGGATCAGGACAAGCAAGTGGATCATTCTCAGGAGGTGATGGTGGTAATGGTTGGTATGGATGCGGAGGTGGTGGAGGTGGGGCAGCAACAATTACAACAGGTATAGGTGGATCAGGTGGTAAAGGTGGAGACGGTTTAGTAATAATAACAACAATATTCTAATGTTAGATTTATCATATTTTCAAAATAATGGTAATGTAAATACTCAAACATTTACAAACGCAGGTTCTTGGGTAACATGGATTAAACCAAGAGGTGCTAAGTTTGTGAATATATTATGTGTTGGGGCAGGCGGAGGCGGTGGCGCTGGATTCACTGGAACTGGCGGAAGTGGTGGTTCTGGAGCTTGTGGCGGATATGTTAGAGCACAATATCAAGCAAATATTTTACCAGATATATTATATGTTTATACGGGCGTAGGTGGAAGTGGTGGTATAAGTGGTGGAGCTATATCAACAGCAGGTGGTATTAGTTATGTCGGAGTAGTACCCGATTCATCAACTGCAGCTAATTTAGTATGTGTATCATCTGCTACAACCGCAGGTGGCGGCGCAGTTGGAACGGCAGCGGCAGGCGCAGGTGGAGCAATTAATACAATCGCAACTGCTGCAAATGCTATATTCCTAAATTTAGGAACATTTTTAGCAGTAGCTGGGATAGCCGGAGCAGCAGGAACACTGGTAGCAGGAAACTCAATAACTCCATCCGTATTTATAACACCTGGAGCTAGTGGTGGCGGTACAACAACAGCAGCAACAGCTAGAGCAGGTGGTAATATAACAGCACAAGGACCAGTACCACAAGTCACAGGTGGAACCGGAACAACAACTACAGGTGTAAATGGAACAAGAGGTGGTGATGGGATAATATTATATAAACCTACATTAATATTTACAGGTGGAGCGGGTGGTGGTAATGGTAAAGGAGCTAGTGCTAGTTCCGGTGGAGCAGGCGGAAATGGAGCATATGGGTGTGGTGGTGGTAGTGGGGCAGCTGGAACTACTTCTGGTGGTAATGGTGGTAATGGTGGAGACGGACTTATAATTATAACAACAAGTTTTTAATAATATGTTAGATGTATTTAATATACCAGGACAACAAGATAACGTAAAGATATTCTATGCGGCTGGTACAACTGCTTGGCAAACATGGCAAAAACCAAGAAATTGCAAGTTTGTTTGGATGATGTGTATAGGAGGAGGCTGTGGAGGCGAAGGAGGTTGTAACGAAGTTGGAAATACCTCAGGCAGAGGTGGAGGATCAGGGGGAGTATGTAGAGTATTATACCCAGCTAACGTTTTACCCGATATATTATTTATTCAACCAGGACCAGGAAGTGTTGGTGCAGCTGGTTCTAGTACTGCATCACCAACTGTACCATCTGCTGCTAATAGAAGCTTTGTTACAATTGTTGCTGGATCAACAGTGGCTTTGAACACGGTATGTGCATCAGGTGCAGCTGCGGCAGGAACAACCAATGCTTTTAATGCCGAAACAATAGCTACTACAACACAAGCCGGATTAATGAGCTTAGGCAACTATATAGCAGTTGCTGGACAAGCAGGAGATAGTACGCTTGCTGGTATAACACCTTTATCAACAACTATAACAACAGGAGGAGCAGCGGGAGGTATAGTAAACATTTTAGGGGGACAAGCAGGATTCAGCATTGCATCAGTTAATCTAGGAATTAACCCATCACCATTAATATCAGGAGGTGCTAGTGGTGGAGCAGCAGGGAATAATGGTATTTGGAACTGGAAGCCTATGTATGGATTGGGAGGAGCCGGAGGTGCTGGGACAAACACAGGAGTTAGTCCAGGGGGAAGAGGCGGAAACGGAGCATATGGATGTGGCGGAGGAGGAGGTGGGGCAGGTTCAACTACAGGTGGAGCTGGAGGCAATGGTGGAGACGGCTTAGTAATTATAGCAACTTTCTAAAATAAATTTGGTTACGCTAAAACTGCTACATATATTACACGATGCTACAGGCAACTCAAATAAAATGGAATGAAGCACACAATTTGTGGAATAACTATAAATTAGGTGACCTATATACACAATATCTACTAGCAACATACGGTATAACAGTAGAGGCAGGTGGTAGAGTTATATGGAATCATGTATTGAATGTAATTGAAGTTACCATATCACAAGGTGGTGCTCCATTACAAGATGGCGTTATTGGAGGAAAAAATAAAGTAGCACGAAATAAAATCAAGTTGATATTTATTATGGGCGATGTGCAAACTACACAAACAAAAGAAGTGAAAGATATTATCGCACCACAAATCGTATCTGATATTCAAAACAAAATATCAGAGCAATTAAAAACACAAATATCGCTTAAAGATGTACAAATTATTAAAGGATAAGAACAACGAATTCCAGTGCGAAATTAAATTAGAAGGTGCTAGTATTAATAATGCTAAAGCACGTTTATTTTTAGAGGCAGACGGAGCTGAATACTCATTCAAAGGAGAAATTGATGGCAATAAATGTACTATACCAATGGGTAAACTTAGTAAGTTTGCTAATCTATTAGAGAATGGAAAAATTCGATTAGAAGTTTTGGCTGACGATACTTTATTCGTACCTTACGAAAGCGATTATATTTTAGAACAAGAGAAAAAAGTTACAGTAGAGGTAAAACAACAAGCAGAAGCGCCTAAAAAACCAATGATGGAAGTTAAGGTGCAAGAAATTGCTCCTACACCACAACTAAAAGTTGAAACTAAAGTAGAAAACAAACCAAAACCAGTTGTAAAGAAATCAAAAGATCCATTAAACGAAATAATGAGTTATTTTGTTTTTAAAACAAATTTTGATGGTACCGCAAAGGGTTTTCACAATACAATAAAAAATAAACAACATAAAAACTTCTTTAACAATATTTGTGAAGTAAACGGTTTAGATAAAGTGTCAGTTTTGAAACAAATGTTAAAATAAGTTATGACAAATTATGCCAACAATTCCTTCATTATTAGGTTCTTACATTGATCAAACCTATCAACGACTTGTACAAGTTAGTGGATCAAGTTTTGCTGATGGACTAGGTAATCCTATTTCATTTGGTGGAGCACCATTCCCTTATACGGGAGACGCAGTAATAACTGGTAGTTTAACAATAACAGGTTCAACTATATCTACAAAAGGATTTACAGGTTCACTACAGGGAACTGCTAGTTGGGCTAGTAACGCTTTAACATCATCTACAGCCGATAATTTTACAATAAGAGGAAATTTAACAGTATCTGGTAGTACAACTATAGGTGATGCTACAACAGATAGTATTACGTTAAATGCAGCTACAATGAGTTTAGGTAGCGGTAATGGTATATTAAATATAGATAGTAATACTCTCTACGTAGATGGCGCCAATAATAGAGTGGGTATAGGAACATCATCACCAGGATACAAATTAGATGTAAGTGGTAGTGTAAATTTAAACTTAAATGACCCACTTAGTTTTTTAAGATTACAATCGGGAGCAGGACAGAAACATACATACATTAGTACAGCATATTCAAATTACTTGTTAATGCACAATGCTAAGTATGATGGTAACTTTAGATATGATCAAAACGGTGGGTCATCAAATATGCAGATGAATGATCAGGGAGTTTCTATTTATACATCACCTGCAGGTACAGCAGGTGCTGTAATACCGTATACAACTGTATTGGCTATATCCTCATCTGGTAACGTAGGTATTAATACATCACTCCCAAAATATACTTTAGATGTAAGTGGATCAGGCAATTATACAAACGGATTAACAGTAACAGGCTCAGTATATTTACCTAGTTTAACAAATGTAACACAAACTAATGTATTAGGTATTAACACAACAACCGGACAATTATATTATCAAGCAGCAGGAGGAGGAATACCATATATTCCACAACCACAAGTGTATGCAGAAAGAAATACACAAAATTTGAATTCTATAAAGAATCATTCACATGGAGTCTCATTACCAAGTGCAGGAACATTATCACCATCATGGAGTGATGATAGATTATTACTTAGATATGAAAGTATGAATTTGGATTTTTTAAATTATAATCCAAAATATTTCTTATTTGTATATAAATCAAATCGTAGAGCTTTTTATCGCCAAACACTTAATTATAGAACTAAAAAACAATACTTTCATCCATTTAATGCTGTTAGAATAGATGGTAATTTTACGTGGGATGGAACTTATACTAATTTTAGTAAACATAATTTGAATGATGATCCTCATCATAATTATGTAGCTGGATTTAATCAATTTGCAAGTGAATGGAATGTAGCTAATAATACAGGACAATATACTCGATTAACAGGATTTAACCCATTGCGTTTTTATTATAATAGCTTTACAGATGAATATGGAGATGAATTTTTTCCAATGAACCCAGTAACTGAATATAATAAAGGTATAGTAACAACTAGTAGACATTTTAAAAAATGGCCTTTATATCTGAGAAATAACAATTTAGCAAAACCAAGAGTAAATTTACATATTAAATTTGCAATAGTTATACAAAACCCAGCAGATACAGCAAAATGGATAGTAGGACCCTTTAGTGAAAATGTTACTATAAGTCCATTAACTGGATATTTTGATGATGGTGTTGGTATAAACAAATATTATTATGGATGGCGAACAAGAATCCATTAAAGATACCTTTCGCCCTTAGTGGTGATTGTAAACAACCGGGCGCCCTTTGAGGTGTTCGTAATTAACCGGTTGACCCTAGGGGGAGCCGGAATTTTAAAAATAAGTTTGGTTGTCTCCAAGCTTTTATATATATTTATATCAAACAAAAAAACAAAACTATGTCAATCGTTATTGCACTTATCGTTGTATTGGTAGTAGGCGTATTAATCGCCAAGTACTATCCAAAACAAAAACCAACAACATTAGCTCAAGGTGAAATCCTTACACCTGAAGAAGAATTAGCACCAGAAACATCGGTGATAATTGAACCTTTAGTAGAAATACCAACTATGGTAGCTAAATCAAAGAAAAAACCACATCATAAAAAGAAACCAGCTAAGAAAGTAGATGCTTAAATTAGTAGAAATTGCTAAGGCATGGATAGCAGCTGCTAATCCAACATCTGAGCAAAAATATATTGCTGAGCAACGCATAACAATATGTAATGCATGTCCATATAAAGAACATCAAAAACATTTAGATATGTTTACATGTGGATTATGTGGTTGCCCCTTAAATAAAAAAATATTTTCACCCCTTCCAGGTGAACAGGCATGTCCTGATAAACGCTGGGAAATATAAACAATAAAGTATATGTCAGAAGAAGTAAAAAAACTTAACGAAGAAGAAATCGCACAAATTAAAGAAATGCAAACGCAATATAATAAGTTTGTATTTGAACTAGGTAGTATGGAAGCACAATTAGCCGAAGTAGCAGCACACCGTATAACATTAGAAACAGAAAAAAATAATGTGTTAGGTGATCTTAAAACACTAACTAGTAAAGAAAAAGAATTACTATCGTCTCTTCAAGAAAAATACGGTGTAGGTAATATAAACATCGAAACCGGAGAAATAACACCATTCTAATTATTACTTCTGCGTTTTATATGGTTTTGTAGATATTTATTACTAGGTAACCCCAACGTATTAAATTTAAAACAAATCATATAAAATGGCAGAAAAAATTATTTCTCCCGGTGTATTTCAGATCGAATCCGATCAAAGTATATACACTCAGGCTCCGCAAGTGTTAGGCGCAGCTATTGTAGGTCCTACAGTAGGTGGTCGTCCTTTCATTCCAACTTACGTTACTACTTATACTCAATTCCAATCAATATTTGGTGATGTGTTTAGAAGTGGTAGCTACTATTATGAATACTTTACATCAATGGCTGCTAAAGACTATTTTCAAAATGGTGGTCAAACATTACTTGTAACTAGAATTATTAGTGGTAGTACTAATATTAGTACTTATGCTCAATCAACTGTAACTAGTCAACCAGTAGTAGGTACGGCATTTGCGACAGGTAGTAGTGTACTAGTAGGGGCTACAGATAATATAGAATATAGAATTACTTACGGTAACTCAGTTTATAGATTTATAGCTCAAGGTAATCCAATACCTGCAGATGATATAGTAGGTAATGTATATTTCTTTAGTACGGGTTCATCTGCAACAAGTACAGTAGCTAATTTAACTGGTTCTATTAATAGAGCATTATCTGGTTCTTTAGCTAGCGCTAGTATAAATCTAGTTCAAGCTACATCTAACGGAACTACAACATTAATATTATCTGGTTCTTTAGCAGGTACTGCATATAACGGAATTACTTTATCAACTGGTTCAGCAGGTAGCTTCCCAACTTTAATTACTTTAGGTGGTGGAGTTGATACAGCAGGACAAGTTTCATCTTCATTTGTACTTGAAACATTAGACTGGGGTGATACTCAAAATAATACATCATCACTAGCAAATGGTGCTTTAGCAAGTGGTTCTGCTTATAATGTTCGTTGGGAAGTAACTAACGTTCAAACAGGAAGTGGTACATTTACACTTGTAGTACGTAGAGGTGATGATAACGATTCTCAAAAGAATATTTTAGAAACATGGGCTAATATGAGTTTAGATCCTCAATTATCAAACTATGTAGCTCGCGTTATTGGTGATTTAAAACCAGTATTTGATCCAGTTAATGGATATGTAAATTATCAAGGTAACTATACAAATATTTCAAAATATGTTCGTGTAGCATCTGTTAATACACCAAACGTAGATTCAATAGATAATAACGGAAACTTTAAATCAGGATCATATGGTCAAACATTACCATCTATTGGTAGTGGTTCATATGGTGGGTCATTTGCAGGTGGTGTATCAGATACAAACTTAGCTAAAAATATGAATGAATATGCTTCTGGAAGTAACATTCAAGGATTTACACCGGATGATTATAATAGAGCATTTACGTTATTATCAAATAAGGACGAATATCAATTTAACGTATTATTAGCGCCAGGAGTTGGATTAGACGTTTCAGCAGCATCCGGAATGATTTCAACTGTTGAAGGTAGAGGTGATTCAATTGCAATTGTAGGAGCAGGTAAATACGGAACCGCCGTTAACCAAGCAGTACAAAACGCAGCTGGTCAGTCAAGTAACTATGCTGCAACATATTATCCTTGGGTTTCATTATATAGCTCAAACTTAGGTAAAGCAGTATGGTGTCCTCCATCAACAATAATGGGTGGTGTATTAGCATTTAATGATCAAGTAGGAGCTGAATGGTTCGCACCAGCTGGTTTAAACAGAGGTGGAATGCCTTCAGTATTACTTGCAGAGCGTAGATTATCACAAACAGATAGAGATACATTATATACAGGCAACGTTAATCCATTAGCATCATTTCCAGGAACTGGAGTTTGTGTTTGGGGTCAAAAGACATTACAACGTAAACCAACAGCTCTTGATAGAGTAAATGTTCGTAGATTATTGATTGCATTAAAAGGATTTATAGGTGGTGTTTCTCGTAACTTAGTATTTGAACAAAATACAACAGTAACACGTAATAGATTCTTATCTCAAGTAAACCCATACTTAGAATCAGTAGTATCACGTCAAGGTTTATATGCTTACAAAGTTATAATGGATGATTCAAACAACACACCAGATGTTGTAGATCGTAACCAATTAGTAGGTCAAATATATATTCAACCAACTAAAACTGCTGAATTCATTATCTTGAATTTCAACATATTACCAACCGGCGCTACATTCCCTGCATAAGGGATTGTAGTTCCTAATATTTATTACCAGCAATAAAATAACAACGCAAAATGGCAATATTAAACCCAAATGAAATAATGTTTACCGCTTTTGAACCAAAAGTTCAAAACAGGTTTATAATGTATATAGATGGTATTCCAGCATACCTAATTAAGAAAGTCAGTGCTCCTGGCTTCGATGCTGGTGAAGTTACTTTGGATCACATTAACGTTTACCGTAAAGTAAAAGGTAAAGTAAAATGGGATGCAATGGATTTAGAATTATATGATCCAATCACTCCAAGTGGTGCACAATCTGTAATGGAATGGGCTCGTTTGGCGCATGAATCAGTAACAGGTAGAGATGGTTATAGTGATTTCTATAAAAAAGATATCACATTGAATATTCTAGGACCAGTTGGTGATATCGTAGGTGAGTGGATTATCAAAGGTGCATTCGTTAAAACCGCTAAATTCGGTGATTACGATTGGGCATCTGAAAGCTTTATATCTATT